CGTCCCGATGTTCGCCACCACGGCGATTGCATATTGCATCGGCGGAACCAGAGAATCCCGAATCCCATTCCCGATCTCCTCGAACCGGGTCAGCATTTCGGTTGCTGCCGGTGCGATGACAATTGTCAGCATATTTGCCAGACTTTGCAGCGCCGGCAGTGCCAATGCCCCGATCCCCTCGATTGCTCGCCCCGCCACGTTTGTCAGAACCACAAACGGGTTGCTCATCGCGTTTGCTGCTCCGCCGAACTCGGTCTTCAATTCGGCGAGAATCATCCTCTGCGCGCCCATCGCGTCGCCGGCCTTAACCATCGCTGTGATCTGCTGGCGTTGCTGCTCCGAAAACGACACGCCGACACGCCGCAAGGCCGTCAATCCTGTAATCGGATCGTTCAACGCTTTGCCGATCTGCACGATGCTGCTCTGCATGTCCTGCCCCATCACGGCCGATAGATCCTGTGCCGCAATGAGCGCCTCCTTAAACACATCCCCCTTTATCTGTGTGAATGTCGCCAGCACCGCAGCCGACGAGGTCGTCACATCCGCGTTAATGTCGTTGACCAGTTCGAGACTGTCAGCGAAATCGATGATTTCCTGTGCGGTAAACCCGGCCGCCCCACCGGTCGACGCGACAACCGCCTCTAACTTGGCCACCTGCTTGCGGGCCGCGATTGTCACCGACATTGCCGCGCCCATGCCGGCAGCCGCAGCCCCTCCGAGGAGTGCGACGCCGCCAATTGCAGCTCCAACCCCACGGGACAGCATCCCCACGGTTCCGGAAATCAACCCGCCAGACGAACGGATGGAAGACGCTGTGCGATTTACCTGGGCCTCTGCCTGCTGAATGGGGCCGGTAAATTTTGAGGTGTCCGCCACCAGATTTGCAACGAGGTTACCGATCACCGCCATGCCTGACCCTCCTCATTCCTGCTGCCACCTCGTCGGGAGTCATCTCCCGTGGTTGCGGCTTGTCCTGCGGGCGGAATGCGTCCGCGACCTTGCCATAGTCTATCTTCGCTCCCCATGCACTGCCGAGGATCGTTGTCTGCACTGCCGCCCTGTGATCGTCGCCAAACTTGCCCCACCCCTCGATCTGGGCGAAGGCCTTTAAAACCGTCAGCTCCTGCCGCGTCAACGTGTCCAACAGGGTCTCCCAGTCTGCCAGCCGATGATCATGTGACGCCAGCCGCATCACCCACAACACATCATCATCGGCCGTCAGTTTTTTACTGCCGTCTCCAATTTGCCGGGGTTGCTGATCTTGGCGACAGCGTCGGAGAGTTGCTGAATCACGTCGGTGGGGATGTCGTCAATCTCGGGATCGTCCACCGCAAAAAGAGGCTGCCCCTCCGAGTCGGTGACCACAGACGCCACCATGAACCGGATCAGATCAGTGTTCTTCTCGGCCTTCACCAGTGCGTCAAACTGGCCCGCCTCACGGAGAGTCAGGGGCCTGACCATCACGGTTTCCCCGTTGATCTCGACCCGCTTGGGAACCCGCTTCAGAAGTGCTTTTCGGCTCACTCGTCGTCCTCGTCTTCGTCTTCTTGCGGCATCTGGTCCCAGTTCGGGCCGGGGACATAGGTGCCGTCGGGGTTGTAACCTGTGATGATTCCCGCGTCGTACAACGGGAAGTCCTCCGGGGAGATTCCCGCCGTCACCCTGCGGGCTGCGTGCTGTGCCTGCCGGAAATCGTCGGGAGTCATGGCCGCACGCTGCAGGCATTCCTTGTCTTCCGGCTCGGCGATCCCCATACGTACCAACATGTAGGAATCAGGCCGCGACACAATGGCTCCGAGTTTCCAGAACCGCACCGGCTCCATCTGCCCGTTTCGCCACGTATCGACCATGACGGTCTGCGCCTGCTCGTCCTCAGACAGCACAGCAGAGGGGCTGATCTCGATGTCTTCGCGAATGATCTTGGCTTGCATCAGCTAGGCCACCCCGGATCGCCGGTCACGGTGTAGGTGAGCGATGCTTTCAAGCCGTCATCCATCGCGACGGTCGCCCCGAACTCCACGCCAGCCGAGGTAAACGCCTGATTGGTTGCAGCCGTGTCGGCATAGATGATCTTCATCGCGTTCGTTGCAGGTGTCGCGATCAGGTCGGTAACCGCCTGATGTCCTGCCAACGCCGGATCATAGAAGATCTCAGCAGACACCTGCCCGGGGTTTGAATACCCCGTTGGAGCGAATGTCTTGTAGGTGCCGCCGTCAAGGGTCGTAGACTCGAATGTCTCAGACCCGCTACCGCTGTGCTCAATCGAAAGGATCTGCGCGATGTCGACAAGACTCGCGGCAACCGTGTGCTGAAGTTTCGTACCCTTGGACTTCACAATCGCCATGAATGCACCTCCTAAGTGTGCTGAATCGAGAACTGAAGACTTCGCACGTAGTGGCGTTGATCTCGCCCATCGCCGGTGAAGACCACGTCATCCCGTGCATTTTCCCAGAGGACTGCGTTGATCGTGTCTGATGCCCCGGCTGCCCCCACGTAGTCGCGTAGGAACGTGTCCACGGCAGCAGCCAACGCAATCGATGCAGGCCGGTTGCTTGCGTAACAATCGATGTCCAACTCAGTCTTTCGCAGCGTGCCTCCGGTGCCGTCGAGTCGCTTGTATGGATCGTGACCGGTCTGCGTGATGATCACGTAAGGGGGCTTCACGCCTTCCGCCGGGTTGTCCAAAAACACCGCGTCAAACACCACACCACCGACAGTCTGCGACGGTGCCAGAGTCGTGATTGTCGACTGCGCGAGTAGCAGCGTGCGAAGCCCGATCTCAATGGCCATCACTTTGCCTGTTGCTTTGTGATGTCTTTAATGAGCCTCTTCCACACGGCTTTTTCCATCGCCGTGACTCCCGATCGCTGTTTTGCCTTGACGCCATGCGTGACAGCATCCCCTAGAATTGCTGGCATCTTGCCTGTGCTCCAGTTCGTCACTTCCCGCAGGCTCGTGCCAACATACATGCGGGTCTTTTTCACCACTCGATCTTGTGTGCCAATCGCTGCCCACATGACATTACGCGCTCCCAGCCCCACACCCTTGGGCTTGCCTGCCTTGGTGACATTCTTCCCGCTACGTTTCGGTTGTTTTCGCTTGAATGCGCCCGCGACCGAAAACCCAGCCTTAGCACCTTGTTTCCGCGCCTTGGCCTTGGTTAGGCCGCTTCCGACCAGTCGTTGTAAATTCTTCAGGTCGGCTGGAATGTGATGCTTAATGCCAACCGCAAACTCTTTGACACACGCACGCAAGCCGGCCTGAATGGCGGCTCGCGTTCGCTTGTCGGCAAGATTCAGCAGTGCGGCTTTTAGGCGTTCATCACCAGTCAGTTCCAGAACCGCAGTTTTGAACAAGCCGGTACGCTGGGCCGACCTCTCGCGCCGCATCCGTGCCATCCCTGGGCGTGCTGGCTTAGCCATCCTGCGCCACCTCCACGGCCGGAAACCGCACCATCTCGTCGCCCTCGTCCACGTCCAGCGGGGGGCCGCTGATGTTAAAAATCCTGTCGCCCATTCGCAGCCGCTGCTTGACGGTGAATGCCTTGCTCTGCGGGTCTGATCGCATCGTGATTTGATGCGTGATGTCCGCCGCGACTTCGACGCCACGAAAGAATTCCCGACTCCCACGGGTGGCCATCTCGCACCACCGCACGGCGAACGTGACCCAGTTCCCCGCTGTCGTTTCGTCGATCTGTCCCGCCCCGTTGACCGAGGCCGACAGCCGTTGCACCTCGACCCGCTTTGACAGTTTCCCCGCCCTCATGCGTAGTTTCCCCACTTCAGCCGATCAGTGAGGGCCGTGTAAGAGAGTTCGATTTCCTTCGATATTGTTCCCGTCAACACGGCTTCGCGATTCTCGACCCAATGACTGGCCAGCAACAACATCGCCTGCTTCGCGTCGTCTGGCACAGCACTGGCGGCACCGTATCCCGCCTGAATTGTCACAGCGACAGCGTTGAACCGGTCGTAGGTCGTGGGCCATGTCTGGCCAAACGCGGGCCGAATCAAGATCGGCTCCGCGTACAGATCCGTTTCGTAGGTTGCCGATGCCAGAGTCTGAAGGGTGTTGTTTGCGTCGTAATACTGAATCGAAGTGATGCTCTGGATCGGCAGCACCTCCGGGACAATGTACGTCGGCAGGTAGTCGAGATTGAGGACGACGGTCTGCGCGCAGAGTTTTCGCCGCGTGTCTTTCTCGACCATGATACGGGCCGTCTTGATCAGTCCGGCAAGCCGCTCGTCTTCGTGGCCGTGGTCAATCCTCGCGTGCTCTTTCAGTTCGGCCACGCTGACCGGCTCGACCGTCGGTTGGACGCTCACGCGCACAGAAGAGCGAACGCTCTGCATCGACTCCAACGGTCTCGCACGGTCCCACGGCATGGCTTATCGCCCTCTGTTCTGACGACGGACCGCCCGCTCGTAATGCGGGACAGCCGTAGTCTGTTCGATCTGTTCCAACGCGGGCTTGGCAATCCTCCGCCTGATGAGTAGGTTGGCCACCCCATCAGGCGGATCGATTGTCTTACCCGCCCGGAATCCCTTCCAAGTTGTGAGGAGTTCCACGCGCATTAGGTGGGCAGCCTCACGATGTTGCCGAACCCACGCTCGGCCGCAGTGACCGGTGTGTCCGTCGCCCGCGACAGCAACGCGAATGCTGTCGCAAAGGTTCCGGTAGACCCATCACCACACGTGGCGACAAGGTCGAAGTAGCGTTTGCGGCCTCGCAAATCGACCTCGAATTTGAAGCACTTGTTGTCGTCGGTCGCAGTCGGCAGTGCCGCAGTGGTTCCCGCGATGCTGACCGAAGTGCCGTAGACCAGGCCGGTAACATCCGCGAAGCTGCTGTCTGTATCCGACTCCTGAAGCTTCAGGGCAGTCATCGCAATGTCGGTGGCCCCAAGGTACACGAACACTTCCAAGTATTCGTACCCCAACGTGTCGATGCTCGCCGTGGTCAGACTGGCATTGTCGACGATGGCAGCCGGGGGAGTGACCGACACCCACTTGGTATTCTGTGCATGAATCATGAATCAGGCTCCTTACGAACCGGGGGTCTTCAGCATGATCACGGGACCGGCAACGCTCGCCGTACCCTTTTCATGCACATTGATGTCAAAACGCTCGGTGCCACGGATCGCGAGTTGATCGAATTCAAAATATCGCGAACTATCGACGGCGATCGAGATGCCACGCCGTGAACCCATCGAGGCCGCCAGATCGAGATTGCCGAGGTAGGCAATACCGTCCGTTGAAGTCTGGGCCGTGGTCGTGGAATTCATCACCTGCACGATTTCCACCGGGAACCCGAGGAATTGCAGGGGGGCACCGCCAGCGATCTGGGCCACGGTGTTACCGCCAGCCGCCTCCGCCAGCCGCAGCATGGAGTTGGCCCAACCCACCCGGCTGATGTACCACCGCGCGCCGTTGACGGCGAACTGAGGCAGCTTGCCCACCATCGCTTCGAAATCCTCAAGATCGAGGGTTGAAAACGCGGTGTTGCCGGTGATGGCAGTGACTTCGCTGCCGTCGCCCAGGGCGTTCTTCAGGCCGACGATCCCGCCGTAAGTGCTGGTGCCGTCACCGTTGAACAAGCATTCGTCCTCCTTGTCGGCGAACGCGTAGGCGATCTCCTGCGCCAGATCGTCGGCAATCGAAATGACCGAGTCCTCCGACAATTCGCTGGAGTACTTGGTCAAGACCGCCAGCTTGCGGGCCGTCAGACTGACCGTGTCCCAGCCCTTGTCGCTGGCCGTGATCTCGGCATTCTCGGAGACGAAATACGCGGTCACGCCGGATTGTCGCCGGGGGACAATCAAGGTGTCGGACTGCATCGGGCGGATGCGCAGCACCCGACGGGCGACCCCACGCTCTTCCCGCAGATCGATGATTGCGGTCTCCATCTGCTCGGGGACAAGGAAGCCGCCGAGATTGTTGCTCGTGGTCTGCAAAGCTCGGGTCTCGATGCCGTTGTCAGCACACCACTGGGCCGCCCGCTGGTCCCCGCCGAGGATCGCCAGACACCATTGCCCGGCCGCATAGGCTCGGTCCTGCGCATCGGGACCACGGAAGGACCGCAGCGAACCGAACCGCCGCAGAGTCCGGATCTCGGTCTTCGGGGCAGGGGCCACCACACCGGGGGCAGGAGTGGGAGCACTTCGCCGCCCCTCGCTGGCAGCAAGTGCCGCCTTCTCTTGGATCAGCTTGCTGTACCGGGCTTCCTCAGCGCCGGCCTTGCCAGCCTCCTCCAGCAGGCTCTCATACTTGCGGGTCTCGTCGTCCGTGAGGGGCCGAGACTTCCCGCCTTCACCGCCGGTAGCCGCAGCCACCAGCACGCTTTCCGCTTCCGCCAGCTTGGCAGAACGCAATTCGCGGGCCGCATCGGCCGCCTTTTGCAGATCCATAATTGTCGTCTCCGATTTGGCCGACGACCACCAGATAACACATCAGGCGTGAACCGTCGGCAAGTGCGAACACCTGCTAACAATCCACGCCTGCAACGGCAATTGCGGATGTCTCACGGAATCAACACCATGCCAACGGGCTGGGACGTTTGTTCCGGCAGCATCAATCTGTGTTAAATCGTACTGACTTGCAGTCGACTGTCAATACGTTTTCAGCTTGGCCAACTGGAATTTCTTCGAAGCCAGATCGAACGACATCCCCTGCAATGCTCGCGCTTTGGCCAGAGAACGAAGCGCCATCTCGGTACCCTGATAGGCGGGGTACGTGACGGCACTCACGTCGAA